AAACAACGAGAACGCCGATTTCAAACACGTCGGCCTCGTCCTTTGAACGGTTCGCCTTGACGTTAAGAACGCGCAGAGTCGAAGCTGTGCCGCTCGCGTCGTAATCGTGTGTAAATTCGATGCCGGCTTCTGGGAATGCGGTTGTCGTGGCCGCCTTTTGAAGCGTCATTGAGCCTTCGATTGGATCGCTTGACGCGCGCGTTTGCTGTTCGGCCCAATCACCATATTCGTTGGTGCGATTGATGCCGCGAGTTGTTTCGGATTCAATATCAATAGAATCGGCGATGTAAGTAACCGCGTCGATGGTTACGATGTCGAGTCCTTGAGGGAAGTTTGCAGGTGTTGTTGATGGTAGTGCCATAATTTAGATTGGTTGGATTTAGTAAGGTGGTTTGTGTCAAGTTTACGCAATCCGGAATTGGAATGCGTAAGAAAGCGTGGTCTGCATAGACTTTGCGTCGTTCTCGCGGTCCGTGCCGCTTGGCGTGATCTTCGTCGGCGATAGAGCGCCGGGCCAATTAGTCGAAAGTATTGTTGCGTCGATTTCCTCAAGCGTCTTGCGCGCACGCGCGACAAGCTCCCGATGGCGGTTGCGGAATCCGCTGCCGCTTGTCGCGGTCTGGTCGCCCGATACGCGCGGCGTATCAATGACGACGGTAAACGTCCCTGCGTAGTTGTCATAGATGCCTGCCGCGTTTCGATGCTCGTCACTGATCGGTCCGCCCGTATCAATTTCAAGCCGCAAGCATTCGTCGGGCAATTCGCCCTCGCCGATGTCATCGGCAATGCGTAATTCTAAATCTGCGCTTTCAAACAAGGTTTTAAAGCCCTGCTCTAATGCGCTTTCAAAGTCGTAATAGGTTGTGTTCATTTTTTATTTAGTGAGCTTTTTAACTTTAAATCCTGCAAATTGCGCATCAATTTCAACTAGCCTTTTTAGTCGCTTGACCATTCCTTTTAGTCGGAATGTCTCGACTTCTTTTATCCGTTTTTCTGCTTGGTTTAGACCGTGCGAACTGATTTTGAATCCTGCGGTTGATGGATTCTTTGTGACAAATACGCTCGCATGAACGCTGTTCAAATGGCGCGCAATATCTTTGATTGGCTTTTTTCGCCCCAATCGAATCGCAGCTTTAGCGAATACGGCCTTTGCAAGACCGACGTGACTTACTGCCCGCGCAAGCCCACGATCGGCGTCTGCACGACTCAACACGACGTATGGAGTTACGTCTTTATACGGTCGCCCGGTTTGTTTGTTCCGCTTTTTGTTTCTCAAGTTGTCGCTATACTTGCGCACTTTCAGGTTGCGCTTTTTCGATCGTTTAAAGTGCTTCAATCGTGCTTCCAGGTAATTCATATCGCCGCGCTGAATCGCCGCCCGTAAGCTTTTACTTTTCCAGTTCTGGCCGTCGGTGGTCATCATTTGAATCGTCTGGTAAAAACCTTTCGTCGTGGTTTTTGCGCCCTGCATCAAATCCTTCTTTGTGCCATAATTTAACTTCGGTTTTCCGTATGATACAAATGGCGGCGTGATGCTTGCAAAATTCTGCGCCAACATTCCAGCCTGATCCCTCACAAACTTCGTCTCGTCAATCTTGAGCTGCTTTACAAGCTTCTTTGCTTGCGCCCTAAATAGCGTGTCATCGACTGAGAAGTTTTTAGGCATCGAGCTTGTTTAATTCCATGTCCCAAGATGATGCGTCGCCGCTTTCAATCATCGTAATGATAAAGCGGTCGCCGTTTGCTTTCGTAATTTCCTCATTGACCATCGGCGGCGTCGCAGGTGTGAACCAAGACTTGCCTATAGTAAGTGCGTCGGTTGTTTCGGTATCGTAGCCTTGAACGTCGCCGTAGTCGACCGGAGACGTTTCGCCGCGAAACACGCCCTTGAACGTGCCGGCGTGGTTGCTCATTGTAAACGTCTCGCCCATTGTGTCGGTTGCTTCGTGGATGCCTACGTCTATGTCGTCAAAGAAACTCATGCTTTAAAATAAGTGCGGCCCGCCCGATATTGAGCGAGCCGCGTGGGGTGGTTAGTTATGGGGTAGGAATTATTTTGCCGACTTCTTAGCCGCCTTCTTTTCGACGACTGGTGCCTTGATCTTTTTCTGTTTTTGAAAATGACCGCGCTGGATTAGTTGAACCTCGCCGGGGTCTTCGCACGCCTTGTAAGCTGCAATAGCTTCGTCGGCATTCTCCGAACACACGAGAACCGTCAATTTACCTTTCGGCGATTTGTGGACTGTCAGTGATGGTTTAAACATAGTATTAAATTAAGGATAAAAGAGCGCCCCGACCAATCGAGGCGCTCAAGTTAAGTGTTAGGCAGTCTTAACGCGAACACCAGCAGTAGGTTTACCTACGCTCATCCCGTAAAGAACATTCATGTTCAAGTATTGGATGCCGTTGTTTGCATCATACCATTCGCGCATACGAACCGGAAGTCCGAGACCTGGAACAATAACAGTAGTGTTTTGCACTCCTGCGTTTGTTTGCATTTCGTCAGCAATAATTTGACGAGCTGCGATAACAAGCGCGGACTTTTGGCAAGCAAACGCGCCGAGGTTTTCGGTGTTATCGTCTGCAAGCGTTGATTCATATTGGTCAAATTTTGAAATCCGTGGTGCCATTGCTTCGACTTTACCTTCGGTGAGTCCTGGCATTTCTGCGCTGTTCAATGTCTTCACCATCGAAGCGTAGAAATCTGGATTCTGAACAACGGAGCGACCAGTTTTAATGATCTTCGCCTTATTAAGCGTTGCATTCAAATCGGCGAGGTTGTCGCGATCCCAGTTTGCAGCGGTGATGGTTGTGTCGGCTGTGAAGTTAGCCGCTGTAACCAATGCCCAAAGGTCATTAAAAAACAGAGAACCGACAACTTCAAGACCAGGAATAATGAAATCATCCTTTAATGAAAATTCAGCCTTAGAGCGTTCAAGGTCAGTGAATCCAATAGTAAAGCCCTTCCATTTGTCGAGTGTGACAGTGACTGGGTTGTAAGTTACGTCTTCGGATGCTGCTGCATAACCGCCAGTCATATCACCGTTGCCGGTGAGCGCGTCAACGTAGCGAGTCCCAATAGATGCGCCGCTTGATGCGATCTCGGTTGAAAAGTCAGTAGTGAAAGCATTGAGGGGAGCGAATGTCTCCACGAATGCGGGCAAAGTCTCTTGTCCGAGCTTTGCTAGGTTTACATTTTGTAAGTCGTTGGCCATAGTATTTGTGTTGGGTTATTTGATTAGGTGTGAGTTTTCGGTATACCAAGTGTTTTGCTCGTCAACCGGGATGGAGTTGTATTTGTTCCAAAATTCCTCCTCGGTCATTTTGGCGGCGTGGGGCGTCAGGTCGTTATTCGGTTCATCCGGAATGGCTGGATGTCCGGCCTCGGCCATAAGCTCTGCGGCTTTGTCGGCGATCGCTTGCGAAGTTTGCTCGGTCGCCTTGGTAAGCGCGTCGACGTGTTCGGATTTCAGCTTTTCGGCATCGGTATTTGCTTCCTCAAGTTCGGCCTTGGCGGTTTCAAGTTCGCCAGAAAGCTCAATTGCCTTCGCGTCAAGTGCTTCGACTTGCCCGTCGCGATCCGCCAATTTCGCATTGAGCGATTCGATTTGGCGTGCTTGGCATTCGATTTTGATGTCGTCGATCTTCGCTTGCGGAACGCTTGCAAAGTCCTTGAGTGTTTCCATGTCACCAATCGAAGCGGCGGCAAGGTTGGCACCGTCGATTTCGTCGATGAATCCGGCCTCAAGTGCTTCTTCTGCCGTGTAATAAGTTTCGGCTTCCATCGCGGCGTCGATTTCCTCGGAAGTCAGCGCGCTGCGCGAATAAGCGTTGCGGATGTTTGCCTCCATTTTGTCGAGCAAATCGGCGTCTTTGCGAAGTTGCTCCGCGCCTCCCATGCTCATTGTCCAAGGGTTGTGGATCATCAAAAGCGCATTGTCAGCCATGCGAACTTCGTCGCCTGCCATTGCAATGACGGATGCCATAGAAGCGGCGAGCGAATCAATATGTGTAACAACTTTCGCGCCGTGTCGCTTTAGTGCGTTGAAAATTGTATTGCCCTCAACGATCGAGCCGCCGCCGGATGCAATGCGCAAGTTGATCGTTTCAACTTCGCCAAGCTCTTTGAGTTGCGCGATAAAGTCATTGGCAGTCACGCCCCATCCGCCGATTTGGTCGTAGATAGAGATTTCGGCCTCGGTGGACGGTTCGCCCTCCGCGTTTTGTGGTCGGCTCATATCGAACCATTTATTTTGAGTGTCCATATTAAGTAGGGTTATTGTGTCAAGTTTCCTCGTTTTGGTTGGTTTCGTTGTCGTCGTCCGGCATTACGTCGCCAGGCATTAGAGATGTGCCAAGTCGCACGCGGTCGATGCCAAACTCCTCGGCAATTGCATCCGACTTTTGCAAATATTCCGCGTTCTTTCGTGTAAACTCTATAGGATCATATCCGCGACGTGCTAGGATTTCTGGAACGCTTGCAACGCCGGCGCGGATGTCGTCGCGGTCCGCCTTGCGTGAATTGCCATCGTCGACGGTAAACTCGCGCGGTTTCGTAAAGCTGCATTTATACCAATCATCTGGCAGCGTGTAAATGCCCCGCTTCGCACGCTTGGCGATAACGTAGAGCGCCATGCGCTTTTTAAAGCGTGCCAAGCACTCAAAACGGTCATTAATAGAATCGTTAATGTCACGCTGAAACGCTCGCACACCTGCGCCACCAACGGCGGAACTGTCGAGCATTTCGCGTCGCCATTCCATACCATAGAACGCTCCAGCCTCGATTTTGTCGGAAAACTTCAAAAATCCTTCACTTGGTCGGCTGGAATCGTGCGACTCCAAAGACGCGCTATTTTTCAGATAACGAATAGTGCCACCAGCAAGCAACTCGGACTGAAACGGCGCTTGCGTCGAACCGTATTGACCGCGTATGACGGCGCGGCCCATGTCGCGCGTGCCTGTCTCGTTTTTCTCTTTTAAAGTAATAGCCGCATTTACTTTCTGCGCTATTTTTTCATAGTCGCGCACTTCGGCAAGATCATACCAGTCGAGCATCCCGGATGCAATCGCCGGAACACCGCGCCCTTGCGAAAACCAATCTGGATCGACGACGTGAACCATGTCACGCGCAGAAACGTCCATATGATCGTCGCCGTTTTCAGTTATTACACGATACGCAACTTCGGTTCCGTATTCATTATAAATAATGCCGTTCTTGATTTTTAGCCCTCGATACGTTCCAGATTCTACGCGGTCGCCGGTATCGTATGGCGAACACCCAATGCGATGTGCTTCCAAATATTGCAAACGCGGAAAGCCGTTTCTGTTTTCAGTCAGCAAGACGAAAAAGTCGCCGTCCACGTCAAGCGACTTTGATTCGATCTTTACATTGCGTCGAAACGAGAACGCCGGGCCGCGAATGTCGAGCAGTCCGTCGATACTCGCCATATCTTCTTCGACTTGTTTGACGAATTCTTTATCCTCGGAATGCGACTGAAAGCGCCACGACTCGCCGTAAACTTTGCCGCCTTTTTGTTTCACGGCGCCGCTGACTGTCGAGTTGCTTGTATAAATGTAGCGTGCGTCGGATCGCAGTAACAACGTCTTGTGTCGGCTCATTAGGTCGAGTAAGTCGCCGTTAAAATTGCCTTGAGTCTCTCGTTGCGGACTCGTCGACG